GATCAGAAGAGGCAAATCATCTAGTGTGAAAGATCGCTTCCAAACTTTCTCTAGGGCTAATCTGCACATTGCTGCATTCACTGCGCAAAGTACAGGAAAAGAACAAGGGTGCCCCATCAACTGTCCGTTTCTCATATCGACTTCCTTCAATTCATCAGGGACGAAAGGGAATCCTAATTCGGAAGGACAAACCTCTCCCACTCCTATTCCACCAGTTCGAAAATTCAATCTGGTTTGGAACAAAGAGTGCTTGAGGATGTACTGGAATTCAGGGTAGTCACGAAACCATTCGTTGACCACAATCTCTGAACATGTCGCTGAAAGCTTATTCGTGGCTTCTTGATAGTCACCACTAAGAAATTTCATACCGACATCCCAGTATTTTCCGATAATCCGTTGGACTTTTTCAGTCAAATAATCGGATCCCGCTCCCGTCAGGGCAAACACTTCAAATCTCTGAAGTGTCTTCCACATCATCGTCTGCCAAGGTTTCAACATCGAATAGACGTCGTATTCCCCGACAGAGATGACACGGAACTTGAAGGGTTCTGGAATGACCCGGATGTTAACCCGAGTCCCCATATGGTCAATGTGAGAAAAGACCCGCTTACGCGTATCTTCATAGACATCAACATAGTTGTATTGGCAACGGGAGTAGATCAGATCGACCTTAAACTTCCCGTGATACCGCACATCTCCAACGAGGGTAGGAGGAGAAATTCGCCAGTAAGTTCCAATCGGATCTCGGTTTTTTCCATCGCAAAAATCCCATAAATTCATAACGGGATCCTTACGTCGAATCAAACCTTGCTCTTCAAAGAACTCTCCAGCAAAACCTCCCCTCCCCCGGCCGGCAGCTGTACAGGCAGAAAGGGAAAGAGTAAAGTTCTTCCGAACCTTAACTTCCCCCATCCGCCTACGCAGCTCACGACCAGTGCGAATCAATGCCTCACGAACTTCCTCGCTACAATCGGGTGGTGACGCAGAGAGACTTTCATAAGTCCCCTTAAGTGTTGCCATCCAATCCCTTTCGTCTAGCGGAAGCAATGATTTTTTGAAGCCTTGGAGCAGAGTCAATCTGCTCTCCAAGGCTCTCAAAGAATAACCCTGAAGGCGCTTTCTAAGAGAAGCGCCGGGTCTTCCACTGGCAAGGAATCCGTCCTTTCCTACAACCATCTCCTTACGGATAGGAGAATCTTGGCTCTCATAATGAGCAAACAGCCAAGAAACATGGTACTTCAGGGTAGTCCCCCAGGTTCCCGACATATATAAGATCGCATAATGCGAATCCATCATCTCGTACCACTGAGATGTGAATTGTCCTCGGAAACCTAGGGTCTTGATCAAATCGACTATCCTGTCCGTTGTGTCTGTCGCGTAGCGGACTACAGTAGGGACCACACTCACAAGTGGACTACTACAACGCGAATAAAGCCTTTCACAGTAATCTGAGAAATGACCCGTGTAACGGTTGACTCGCAGGGAACAATCACTCCCATATCGGTCAACTATCACACGGTCCCAGAAAACTGGATTATCCGTCGGCTCAAGGGTCACCCCTCGGTGAACCCAAGCTTTCCACTCCTGGATAGCGAGAGTAGAAAGGGAAATGATAGTTTCTCTACGCATCTGCTCTAAGCTTTGCATGATGGTAATGGTACAACTTGTTTCCAATAAGTTTTCCCGTTTGCCC